GATGCAAATAATTCATTAGGAGTGCAAGCCGAAGGTATGTTGCTTTGTGCTATACAGTTTCCTGCAGCTATGACAGGGACTGCTGTTACATTTGATTTTGCACTTGACAATAGTACATGGGCAGATGTAAAAGAAACAGACGGTACTGAAGTTAGTTATACAGTATCAGCAGGTGATGTTGTTAGAGTCGACCCTTCAGGTTGGGCTTTTGCAAGTAATGGTTACATAAGAGTAACTTCAAATGGTAGTGAAGCTGCAGATAGAAAAATAATATTACACTTTAGACATAGTTAGGAGCAACAATGAGTATGCTCTTAATACTTAAAGAAGGAAGAAATCTTGATATAGAAAGTATTCCTGACCAACCATTGGAACCTTCATTTCCTATTGTTAATCCAACAATAAAGGCGAATGATGGTCTATTTGCACTTGGTGCATTTGGTCAAGCAATATTTGCTGCAGAATTAATTGAGGAAGGTGCTGCATAATGAGTACAAATATTCAAGGATTAATAGATAGAACCTATAGGGAATATTTAGAACCTATGGATGATTTACAACCTTATACATTATTGACATCAGGTCTTACAGACTCTGCTGATACAGTATCTTTTAATGGAGATTTACTTACACAAGAAGAAGAAGATATTATGGAAGCAGGTTCTATTATTGAAATAGGCACAGAACTTATGCTTTGTAAAGCACTAGATACTGTTAGCGACCAAGTAACAGTAGTAAGAGGTGTTAGAGGCACAACTGCAACTACACATTCATCAGGAGATACAATAAAAATAACACCACCATTTCCAAGGCAAGTTGTTTTTGATGCAGTAAAAGACCAAATTAAAAATCTTTACCCAACTTTATTTGCTACTGAAACACAGCAAATAACAGTAAGAGATGGCTATACATTACTTGGTTCACAATCAACTCCAGGCACACATAATTATTTAGTTGCACCAATAAAAGCAATATCACAATATACAGACTTTTCAGCAGGTGCAGATACTACAACAGTTACTTACAAAGGAGTAGCTGTAACTTTAGTTGATTTACCAAATCCTTTTACGTATACAAATTCATCAGGCACAGAAGAAACAATTACTTACACTTCAGGTCCTGATGCAGTAAAAGCTGTACAATTTTCAGGTATATCAGCAGGACATGTAGCTTTTGTTACATTCAAAAAAAAGTTTATAGACCCAACCGCAGAATCTGATACACTTGCAACTATTGGTTTAGAAGATGAGTATGAACCTATTATTATGGCAGGTGTTGCAGCACAATTAATAGCAGGTAAAGATATTCCTGCAGCAACAACAGATTACATATCTGACCAACTTGCTGTAAGTAACTTTCCTGTGGGAAGTGCAACAAGTATTAGAAACTCACTACTTGCATATCAAAATGTTTTGATAGAACAAGCTAGAAAAGATTTAAGAGCAAGATTCCCTGAGCCAGTAGCTTTAAATAGTATTGTATATCCTGCAGTCTAATGCCAAGACTTACTACACAAGCAGAGGTTTCTAATCCTAAAAGAAAAGGTTATGACTTTCGTGTAGATAATCAATTATATAGAAGTGCTATAGGTCCAGGTAGAGATATGACTATCCAGTCCTCAGATGTTGCAGATGCTAGCATTAATGTAAGACAAAATCCCGAAGACTTCACTTCTAATATAGGCAGGGTCTTTTCAAGAAATAATTTTTCAGGTGGTTCAAATTTAGATGAAGCACACAAAAGAGGTGGTACAGAAAAAGATGTAATGAGATTTTGGGATTCTCAAGGTATAGATGTTTTTAAAAAAGACCTTGGTGAATCTTATAACATACAACTTTTAAATTCTACAGCAAATATAAGAAGTCTATCTTCTTCAGATAATGATAATTATTTAGCTGTGGTTGGAACAGCAATATACGTTGCAGATGATGCAACACTTTATAAATCAACAGATAATGGACAAAATTTTTCTACGGTATCTACAGGATTGACTGCAGGGTATCATATAAAAGGTTTGGCTGCTCATGGTGATTTACTTTATATAGTTGCAAACAATGGTTCAGCAGGAGAAATAGAACAGTTAACAAGTGGTGGGACATCAACACAAAAATCAACAGCACAAATATTTGATGGCATTTGGTCAATGAAAGGAAAGTTTGTTGTTTCTGCAGGCACAACATTACATCAATATGATGGAGCAACCACAGTATCTTCTGCTTTGATTACATTACCATCAGGTCAAACATGGACAGATGTTACAGATGCAGGTGCAGTTATACTTGCAACAGCTACAGATGGAAGAATATATTCTTTGAAAGATGTATCAGGAACTTTTACTGCAAAAGGGCAAACAGAAATCACAAGCGAAATACCTACATGTATAGGAGAATCAAATGGAATTATTTTTTATGGAACAAGAGAAGACCAAACAGGAAATAAAAAAATAGGTAGATTGTATAGAGCAGATTTAAGAGTGGCTGATGATTTATATGTTTTAGGTAATAATCAATTAATTAAAGAATGGGACGTGGATGGTATAGACAACTCCCCTCAAGAAGTTTATGCAACAAGAGATTCAGTATATGTAGGTATAAAAGAATCAGCAAGTACATCTTTTCTTTGGAGATATTATTTACCTACTGCAGGTATAGCAAGATATTATAAAGCTGCTGCAGGAGGATTAGTTAAAGGTATAAACAAAGTAGATGAAAAGTTTTTATTTACAGTTGGTGCTAGTGGATTATATCAACAAACAGAAAATTTTGAAACAAATGGATTTTTAATCACACCACCTGCAGATTTTTTTACAGCAGAATCAAAACAATTTGTTGGTGCTGAAATAGAAACAGAAGAACTTTCATCAGGAGAAAGTGTAGATATATTTTTATCAAACAAATTTGAAGCTATAAACAATTCAGCAGATAGTACATGGCAACTAGAACTAAGTCAACAGTCAGGAACTGGTGGTGAAGAAGTACAGCTACAAAGAGTTGCAAGATATGTTACAGCAAAAATAGAACTTAATGGTAATGGAACATCAACTCCAAAGTTTAAATCTTTACAAATAAGAGCGTTAGCAAGACCTGAATTAGTAGTTGTACAAATACCTGTAAATATTTCTGATAGGGTAGAAAGACCTTATAGAAAACCTATAAGAGTAAAAAACTTGGGTGAAACAATTTACCAATCACTGAAACAAAAAGAAGGTGATGCTGTTACATTAGAATTGTTTGACCCTGCAGAAATAATTAGAGGTGTTGTAGAAAAGATAAGTTATCCGATACAAAGTAATCCAAACATTGGCAGCGTAACACAATATGCTATACTCACTGTTAGAGGAACAAGACAGCAAACCTTTAGCCAGGTAACATCAGGCGATATTCTTGGTGTAAATGGTTTTGCAATAATGAGATTCGGATAAAAATATGTGTATAATGGAGAGATATGGTAGCAAGAGAGACTAATTTAGTAAACGCTTTTGAAACTACACTTGCAGCACAATTAGCAAGTGGTGGTACATCAATAAACTTATCAGCAGACCCAGGTGTAGATGCACCTGTTTATTTGGTTATAGACCCTGATAATGACAGTAACAGAGAGGTAGTCTTATGGTCATCAGGAACAGACCACACAAACGCTACTGTAACAAGAGATATTGATTCAAAGCATGGAACTGACCCAACACACGCCTCAGGTACAAAGGTCAGATTAGCTGTAGTAAAACAACATTTTGATGAGGCACATGATGCTATACAACAAGGTTTTGTATTAGAAGATGGTGATGGTACAGAGGTAACAATTAACCCTGCTGTCGCATCAGGAGTTTATACAGCAAGAGAAGTTAAGTTTGTTGAAGGTGGTGGTATTGACATCAACTGGACTGATACAGATAATGGTACAGATGGTGACCCTTACGACCTTACATTTACTGTAGAAGTAACTGCATCAGAAATTGCGGCAGGTACACTTGTTACAGAATCAGAAGGTATTTCATCAAATGACAACGATACAACAATTCCAACATCAGCAGCAGTCAAAGACTTCGTAGATAGTCGAGGCTTTGCAGATATTGGATTAATAATAGCACTAGGATAAGAGGAATAATATGGCAAATGTATTTAAGAACGCATACGCAGATGGAACTACATCTCTTGCAGATTTAATTCCTGCATTAGATGCTAATCATGAGGCAATAGTCTTAATGCTTAGAGCAACTAATGTACATGGAACTAATGATGCAACTGTAGATGTGAGGGTCGTAGATGGTTCTTCAGGTGATTCATATCTTGCTTCTACCATGTCAGTTCCTGCTGATACATCATTAGATGTATTAGGAACTTCTAAATTAGTTTTAGAGGCAACTGACAAAATACAAGTAAAAGCATCAGCAACATCAACTATTGAATTTTTTGCAAGTTATCTTGAAATAACAGATTAGGAGTAACCAATGTCATTTGGATATTTGGGAGATACTTCTACCAAGATAAAACAACAAGTTAAAAATCAAGGTGTAATATCTGTTGCAGAGGCTTATGAATTAGAAAAAGCAGGACAACTTAGTGGAAGTTTAGAACTTATACAAGAACAAACAGGTTCAGGAGTTACTGTTATTGATTTTACTTCAATACAAGAAACTGAATATGATGTGCATGTTTTACATACAAAAGACATAGTACACACAAGTACAGCACAAACAAGATTGCAACTTTTTGAAAGTGGTACTTTAGAAACTGCTCAGGTTTATCAATACGCTTTTCAACAAGGGCAAAGTGATGGTACATTTTCTGATGCTTTGAGAGATACAACCGAATCATTTATTTATGTTACATATTCAAATAATGGTACAAACACAGGAGACATAGAAAGTTCTTTTATATATTTATATAATTTAGGTAACAGTGCAAAATTTAGTCATGTAAGTATGCACTCTATTTTTCAAGATGATGGAGTAATAAAATTTCAAACTGGTGGGGGTTTTTTACCACAAACAAGTACAGTTGATGGAATAAGATTAGATTTTCAAAGTCAAAATACTAATGGAACTGTAAAACTTTATGGAGTAAAAAAATTATGAGTAGTTTAAGATTATTAAATGAAACTACAGTATCAAGTGCAGTTTCTAGCATTACTGTTGATAATTTATTTACAAGTGATTTTGATATTTATAAAGTAACAATAACAGCAGAGGGTGTATCAGTAACAGGTTCAAATTTAAGGTTTGTTAATAGTGCAGGTGCAATAGTTGTTTCTTCTCAATATGACAAAGCAATGCAGATTGCGAGAGCCAATGCTAGTATTAGCGAATTAAAAAGTACTGATGCTACTGAATTACAATACTTTGGTGGTGTGTATGACCCTGAGGGTGGAAATATGGTTTACTACATATTTAACCCTACAAATAGTTCATCATATACTTTTATTATGAGCCAAGGTTCATCATCAGATGGTGGTAATGGAAGAGCTTATAAACAAATAGGTATTTTGACAGAATTGTCAAGTATTACAGGTTTAAATTTTGTTTTTAATGATGCCAATGTAGATGTTGCAAGTATAAAAACTTATGGAATAAGGGTTGAGACATAATGGGATTAGTACAAGTATCAACAACTACAGTATCAGGTGCAGTAAGCACAGTTACACTTACTGGGATAGATAGTGATGATGTTTATATGGTCACTTATAATAATTGGAAGTGTGATACAGATACAACACAAAATAGATTGAGAATTACAAAATCAGGCTCTGCACAATCTGACGCAGAATATGATTTTGCAAGTAAATTAATGTATGCTACTACCACGTTTTCTAACAATGCACAACAAAATTTAACTTTTGTAGGTCAAGACTTTATAGGAACAGGCACAGGAGAGGCAAGTAATGGTGTCTTGTATTTGTATAATTTTAATTCAAGTTCAGCGTACAGTCTTATTACGCAAGAAGAAGTAAACTTTTCACACAATCCAAGATTGACAGGTGTTATGGGTGGAATTGTACATACAGTTGCAAGTGCAAGTGATGGAATACAATTTCTAGTAAGTGCAGGAAACATAAGTGCAGGAACATTTACATTGTATAAGGTAGTGTAGAGATATGAGTACAGAATTTGGATATATCGGAGGAAATGCACCAACACAGAGTGGTCAAAACAATAGTGGTCTTATCAACCCAAAAGATATGTATAACTTAGTTACAACTGATAAATTAAAGTTTGATAGTATGTATAGACATATACTTACAGAAGAGATTTCAGGTTCTCCTTCTACATTAGATTATACAGATGAAAGACTTACTAAATATCCAAACCTTATTGTTATAGGTAACAACATACAGATGACTGGAAATCAATATTTAAAATGTAGATTTTCTGCTGATGGAGGTTCAAGTTTTCATAGTTCAGGATATTCAAGATATGCGTATTATGGTGGTAATAATAATACTTTGACTAATGATAGAAATTCAAGCACTGATTCTATACACTTAACTATTACAGGTAATACAAGTGATGAACCTTGGAATATATATTTGCAAATTAGTGGATTAAATAATGAGTTTGAAACAAGAGTAGCATTTTACCAAGTACATAATTATTTAACTAATATGAGAATTGGTTGGGGTGGAGGAAATTACAATACACATGAAAGGCATAATGCTTTCCAAATAGTTCCTACTGGAGATGCCTTTGCTAGTGGTAAAGTATCTATATATGGATTAGAGGCAGGATTCTAATGAAACTTAAATTAATACAAGAAGAAAAACTTGGTGCTAATGTAACTTCGTTAACCCTTGATAATATATTTGATACAACTTATGAAGATTATGTTGTTACTGCACATGATGGACTTGGAAATGTGCCAAATAATTATTTAAGATTTTTAAATTCAAGTGGAACTGAAATAAGTTCAAGTGTTCATGCACAACATCAGATATATGGAACAAGCAGTGCAGAGAATTATTCACAACAAAGCACAGGAAATATTTTTAATGATGTATGGTGGAAATATGATGATGGCGTAAATATATCAGCTATGATTCACAATCCTTATGATGAGAACCAACAAACTATGGTAAGCACATTTGGAAATGCAAATCAACTTTTTAATGATGGGTCTTATTTATTAAATTCAGCCGAAAGAGTTAGAGGTATTAAATTAGTACAATACAATACATCTACTTATTACAATAAGGGAATCTTATCAGTTTATGGAATTGAGTATTAATGGCAAATAGAATACATAAAATATCAGCAACAGATTTTCCTACAGATGGTTCAAGTCTTAGTGTATCTCTTGATGGAAGTAATAATTATTATTTTATTGCTCGTAATGTAGCTGCTGCATCAACAGGAACTTTAGAAATGAGATTAAATGTTGGTGGTTCTCCTGTTACAAACAGTACCTACGATTCTTATATGAGAATTGGTACAAACAGCACTACCTTTGTTGATGAACACAACACTGATGAATCTAGTGTAAAAATACAATACAATGCTTTAAACACAAACTCTGACAATAATTTTTGGGGTATGATATTTGCTGCAAATGAGGCTGATGCTACATATTTTTTTGTTAAAGGTACAGGTTCGCAAGGTTCAACTCTTTACAATACTTTGGTTGGAGGAAGATTACAAGAAGATAGTGTTGTAGATGGATTTCAAATTTTAACAAGTGGTGCTACAAACTTTGGTCAAGGTAAACTAATTGTTTATGGCATGGCATAAGTAAAAATAATATAGTAATATAGGAGATATTATGGCAACAAAAGAAGAGCTACAAGCACAAGCGGATGCAGAGATAGAGGCAGCAAAGCCTCTTAATAAATCAGTTAATGGTGTTGTATCAGAATTTTCTGATGCAGATTATGCACAAGCAAAGATTGATTTAGGAAATCAAAAATGGAACGACCAACAGTTTGGTTACATTTCTGCAAGGCAAGAGGCTTACGCATCTATACCTGACCAACTCGACCAACTATACTGGGATGAAGTTAATGGTACAACTACTTGGAAAGATGCAATAGCAAAAGTTAAATCTGATAATCCAAAGCCTGAGTAAATCTATGATATAATCCCTTGATGGATTATGTAATCGGATTTGTATTAGGATATTTTATTAAAAACTTTTTAACATGGTTAGATAGATTTGCTATGCCTGATGTACCTGACAATTACAAAGAAGAGGATTGGGATTGGATAACATGAGCAGTGGAAATGGTTATACAAATAAGGAACTTCTAAACATAATTATTGAAACCCAAGAAAAAACAAACGAAAGAATAGATTTACTTCACGAAAAAGTAAACAGTAAAATTTCAAGACAAGAACTAAGCGGTTGGCTTGTAGCAGGGTCTGCATTGGTGGTGTTAGTCAACGCCCTAATGTAGGAGGTAATATGTGCTGCGGTCAAGGCTGTTGCAATGGTGGTTAATAGCATCTTTAGTTATGCTGCCAATATCAGCACTAGCTAACGAAGAAGAACAAGAGAATACAACAACAACTACAACTACTACGATACCTGGAGAGGTTGAAGAGATAGAAACATTTGATGGTCCTGAGGAAACAACTACGACCACAATACCTGAAGAGACAGAAACTACTACAACAACCACAACTACTACAACTATTCCTGAGTGGGAACAATCTACAGATATTGAGTTACCTGAAGATGAGTTAAATAGTCAAGGTAATGAGGTAGAAAATAACATACAGATAGATGACAAGCATAGTAATGGTAACTGGTCTTGTTGTGGTATGACAGATTTTCACATGAATCTTCATTATTTTCAACATGGTAATGATAGTAACGATTACACATTTACATTACCTGAAACTACAACAGTAGATGAAGAAGAGTTAGATATAGATATATACGAAGTTGGTTTTAGGATTGGTGCATTAAATAATGATGGCACAGTTACATACACACATACTGATGAAACTACACAAGTAAATGTACTTGAAGGTCAAGATAATACAGATATACAAAATATGTTTGAGGATGTTGTTTACAACATTTACGATACATTAGAAACATTTATAGAAAGTTTTACAATAACAATCAATGACTGGTCTTTGCTTGATGACATATCATTCAAATACATACAACCAACTACTACAACTACTACATTACCTCCACCACCTGAACCTGAGCCTATGCCTGAACCTGAACCTGAGCCAATAGTTATTATTCCTCCTGAAGAAGTAAAAGACATACCTATAGAGCTTGATAATGGAGAAATAGTACAATATTCACAAAGAGAAATAGATGATGGTACATTAGAACGAGACCAACAAAGACAAAATAACCTAGAAATTTATGGAGTAGAATTAACTGATGAACAGTTACAAAGAGATTATAGCCAAGATGAGTTACAAAATATGGAATCAGAAATCGGAGAAGAGTTTTTTGATGATGTTGATATACCTGAGTTTGTGGAAGATGAGCCTACTGAAGAGGAGCTTGAACGAGAAACTAAAAAACTTGAACTTGAAGAAGAAGTTGAAATATTTATTTTTGAAGATGAAGAAGAACTTGAAGAGTTTATTGATACAATTATTGAGGTAGAGGAATATTTAGAAGAGTTTGAAGAGGTTGAGATTATAATTATAGAGGATATAGAGGATTTAGAAATAGAGTTTGATTTGGAAAATTTACCTAAACCTCCCAAAGAAAAAGAAATAATAGAAGAGGATTATGATGAGTTCGATACAGAATTTGAAGAAGTCGAAGAAGTTGAGGTTCTCCCTGAGGTTTTACCGTTGGAGGATACTCCCGAAAAAATTGAGGAGATACTTACTGAAGAAATGGTTGAGGAACAGGTTGAAGAGTTAGAAGAAGTTATTGAGGAAATAATTGATATACCTGATATAGAAGAAGAGGATTTATCTGATGAGGAAATCGAAGAAGCTATTGAAACTTTTGTGCAAGAACTCGACACCGAAGAAGTTGTAGAAGTTCTTGAAGAAGTAAATGACATAGGAGTACAGAATCTTGAACAAGCTACCGAGGAAATACAGGAGGTTGTTCAGGCTGTTGTTGAAGAAGCAATAGAAGAGATAGAAGAATTAACCGAAGAGCAGGTTGAAGTAGTAGCTGAAGTATTACAAGTTCAAACTGAAGACGTAGAGATTATTGCAGAAGCTGTAAAAGAAGATGAAGTAGTTGCAGAAGCTGTTGAGGAATACGTAGAAAGAGCTGTTGAAAATGCTGATGTAGAAAATTACACCCTAGCCGATGTTGTTACCGAGGTACAGTTTGAAACATTCCTTGAGAATCCTATTGAAACATTTGTCGATATAGATTTTGAAGATATTACCCTATCATCTATTGGAGATGATATGACTACCGACCAAAAAGAAAAAGCTCAAGAGGTGGTGGTCCCAGTTATTTTGACTAGAATAGCAAGTATGGCAGCATTTATGTTTAGGAAAACATTATGATAAATAAACTATGGAATTGGATAGTTCAAGCAATAAAAGAAACACTGAACTTAAGTTGGACTTTAGTTGGTTTGATTATCGCAACTCTTACACTTACTGGTAGCGCACAACAAATAACAGGACTTGCTACTATAATTACATTAGGTGTATGGTTGTTAACCATAGGATTTAGAAAGGAATAATATGAAACTAACAGTAGTCAGAACTCAGTTTGGAACTGATGCAACTAATGGTATTTTGCTAATTAATAACGAGTTCGAATGTTTTACCCTCGAAGACCAGTATCAGGCTGTGAAGGTTATGCATGAGACATGCATACCTGAAGGTACTTACAATATTCAATTTAGAAAAACTGGTGGATTCCATGCCAAGTATTCTGAAAGATACAAGAATGCTCATTATGGAATGTTACATGTACAAGATGTGCCTAATTTTACATACATCTTGATTCACACTGGGAATACAGACGAACACACATCAGGTTGTCTCATAGTTGGAGAAACTCAACAGGATTTAGAAATATCTAAAGACGGTTTTATTGGAAGTAGCACAGTTGCATATAAAAAGATGTATGCAAAAGTTGCGAATCAATTACTGCAAGGTAAAGAAGTTACAATAGAATATACAACTATTCAGAACTTACTGAACAAACCTGCTGAGCAATCAGATGTTTATGAGAAGCTACAAGAAATAAACGGAGAAATCAAAATATTGAATGGTAAACTAAGTGGAAGGAATATTATATAATGTCAGATTTATTTGAAAAAAATAAAAGACAAAGAAACCAAGACGGCACATTTAAGAAAGATGTGGGGTGGACTCCTTGGAATGAAGCATGGAGTTATAAAATGAGTGAAGAACTCAAAGATATGCTAGAAAGAACCGTTTGGACATTCATTGAAGCGTTCATCGGTGCTTTAGTAGTAGCTCCACTTGCAGGTGTTGACGCAGATTCATTGCAGTTAGCAGCCATTGCAGGTGGCGGTGCAGCTTTAGCAGTTGTAAAAGCATACGCAAAAAAACAAATAAGCAAGTAATACTTATAGCAAAGCCAAGAATGTTAGCCTTTCTGTCTTGGCTTCTGCTATTCTAAAACGGAGCTTCGCCAGGTTGAATATCATTTAATGAACGTGGTTTAACTTCGACACCTTTATCTTTCAAGATAGTCATAGTTTTTTCATCATATGCTTCTTTGAAACCTGATGGTAAATTTTTATCGTTTTTATACCAAGACTTAGCATATTTATACTGACCCTTTTGGTCTGCATTTTCACAATCTTTACCTTTTGAACATCGAAAATCTGCAGAAGCAGGGTTAGATTTTTCTTCAGGCAAGATTATATTTACATAACCAAAGCATGGTTTCGGACAAAACAAACTATCTTCATTAGACACTGAGCTTGTCGTAGCCGACTTTGAAGGAGCCACTAAGACTTCATCGACCACGACTTCGCTCGGTTTTTCAATAACTGTGGTTTTACCGCTTGGTGTAGAACTTTCAAATTCTTCCTCCGTTACGTCTCCACTCCATAGTTCAACGCCCAAACCAAATCTCATACAAGCTCTTTTGAATGCGTCTGATTCTGCGTCTTTGAACAATGAACCATCATTTATTGACTTGTTATCTAGCTTGAATGTGTCAACGTCTCCTACACCTTGGTAAGAACCATGACCCTCAAGAGTTATTGTTCCTATTGCACCTACTATTCTTTTGACACCTTTGTGGTCGCCATACACTGGTTCGACAGACCATGAATATTTTATGTTGCTGTCTCGTAATCTTTCAACGTATCTGCTGTGAGATACATATTTTCCAAACTTTCCTTTTGGTGCTTCTTTTACATATTCAGCAGGAAAGGGTTTAACTAATTTATTGAATGCTTCTTTTGTCATATTGCTCCTTCGTTATAGTCTTATTATATAACAACTACGTTTATAAAAGTATATTTTTTAATTATCTGTAAGTTTGTCAATACGTGTTATACCAGTTCTTATTGGTATATAGTTGTACTCACCATTTAGTTCTATTACAAAGTGTGGAACTGTTCCAACACCTGCATATTCAACGGCTACAACTTTTGTATTGTTTTCTTTTACTTCTGCCATTATTCCTCTAAGTTGACTAGATATTCTGCTGTAACACCTTTGTCAGGTTTTACAAATAAACAAAACTGTGATGGTCTTCCCATGCTAGCTAGTTGTTCAAGTGCGTACGTATTATAACTTTCTGTAGAACCATTGACCCATACACGTGTATCGTTGATATACATTGTCGTTGGTGTATGGTAGTGACCACAAACTGCGTAGTTAAAATCTTCCATGAGTTTGTTGGCTGCGAGAGACTTCCACCCGAGTATTTTTTTGTTATACCCATACCAAGGGATACCTGCATGTCCTCTGATTTGGTCTCCATGAAAGCAAAGAAATTTAGCTTTCTTACCTAGATTTGCAACTGTATACCAGTTCCTATCGTTCTGTCCGTCAGGTACTATGAACTTGATTCGCTTCTCACCTGCAAACATCGTATCAAGAATACGACCTAACATGCGGTCTGCGTTAGTTTCAGGGTCATAATCACGCCTGCTCCTTCCCCCTAAGGCACCGTGATTCCCAATAACCCAGTATACATCGACAGTTTCAAACCTTTCAAGCAATGTAGAAAAGTATTTGTAAAGGATTCTTGGACCATCAACGGTAACTTGTGAGTATAAGGATGCATCGATTAGATGTGACTGTCCAGGGAATATAAGCTCTCCCTCAACTATGTCTCCGAGCGCAAGAACTACGCATTTTTTTACTGATGTAAATGAAGACTGCAGGTCTGCTAATTCTACAATTTTTTGAGCATATTGCTCGACTCTTTTTTCTGCAATCTTTGTATTGTAATCAGGTGTAATCTTTGATAATTGAATGTCTGATAAAAGAGGTACACAGATTTCTTCTGTTGCCTTTTGTGATTTTTTCTTTGACGGTGGTTTTAACTTGGGGAGTGATAATGTATTTATTCCGTCAGTGATAGCTCGATATACTGATTCTTTCAAATCAGCGTTTCTGTCTTTAAGTCTTTCTATTTGTCTTAGCAATCTTTCGTTCGTACGTTTTAACTCATCTATTTTCTTGCTCTCAACCTCTGCTAGAAGTTCGGCTAGTCGTTCTTCTTTTGTTCTTTTAGCCATTTGTTAATTGTTGCTGAACTCACAGGTACATTAAATTCATGGCGAAATATCTCAGTCAATTTAGATGAGCTGTATATCTTCCCTTCTTGTAGTCCCTGTTGTATTGCTATTAGAAATTCTTCTGCTACTGCAGGAAGAAAATCAGGAAATTTATATTGTTTTTCTGCTTGTGCAATAAGCTCTTTGATTTCCATACTGCGTAGTATAGTCGAAAAAAAGGGGATAGTAGAAAAAATAAAAAAAATATACAACGAACGTTGTTTTGGAAAAATGTAAGTAAGGAGGTCGAGGTGTTGACCTCCCTACTTGCCTAGTGGTTCGCTAGGTAAAATTAGTTATAATAGATAAACTCTTGTGACGAACCATCTTGTTGTTGGAATGTCCAATTACCAACTTTGTGTGTATCAAACTGAATGTTGGGGTGGTTTTCCTCTAACACTTCAAGTTCCCCAACCTCGTCTTCTACCCACCATCCACACTCGTTGAGTCTGATATTATGCATGTTTGAACCACCATTGGAAGTATATTCAGTAATCTTTTCTACTGCTTCCTCAGGACTCTCTGCCTCAACGTATGCTTCATTCTCTTGTGTGTACTTTAAGTAATATAACTTACTCATGTATTCTCCTTTCTTGTAACCTTTCCTTTCCTTTACGCTCCTAGCCAAACGGGACCTCACCATCGCTCGCCTAAAGTAAAACTTTTTTGTGGCTTACCTTCGCTTACAACACCTCACTTCACCTCTCCGCTCCAATGCAATCCATAGCAATAAAAAAACTTTATTGTGCTTACCTATCCTTTCCAATCCCCTGCATACGGCACCTGACACCTCCAATGCTCGCCTGTCCATACCAATAAAAAAACTTAAATAAGGCTTACCTTTCCTTACCCTGCACCACCACGGTCCTCCTGTGCTTAGCTCAAAAAAACTTTAATGTGCCTTACCTTTGCCTTCCGCTCCGAACCCGTGTTTAGCCCGCCTAACCAATCCGAGCCGATGCGTTCCACTAAAAATTCTTACGAACCTCTAGCCATTTTGTTGTCAACTTGTCCATAGATTTTATGAACTTTGTATCCTCTGTTTTATAAGCACCTGCGTCTAGGTATTTGAATAACAAAGATGAGTACACAGTTGCACTGGTACCTATCCATGATTTGTTGAGTGCTTCTTGTTTCTTGGTTATCACTCCTGTATCTTTCAAGTGTCTGAGACCTCTCTTAAGAGACACAGTGCTACCGTCTTTGGCAGTGCCAAAGTTCTTAATCATGTTCTCAACTTTTTTCACAGGCTTGTTGATATCATCTGCAATGATGTCAATGTCCATGCCCAAGTCACTTGCAGTCTTGACATAGTCCTGTACCTCAATAGCTGAATAAGACAGCCCATGAGAGTTGTTGAGTATGTATGATTTTCTTACTGCAACAATATCGTTCATACACTCGTGATATTGTACAGATACTTTTTTTGCTCCCTGCTTGAGTAACGCATGGTATCTATGCCACCCATCAAGTATTCTTCCTGTAACTACACCGTCTCTTTTCTCAACAGCGATAGCAGGAAATATCTGACCTAGTTTCATTGCGTCAGAATATGCATTTACTTTCGTAGCTAATATGTTTCTACGTGGGTAGATTGAATCATCTAAGACAAGTTTCTCAATGTCGAACCATTCTTCGCCACCTGATTCTGCAAGATACTTTTCTTGATTCTCAACTACACGTTCCTGTATTTTTTCTTTACGAGATGTCATACAATCTCTTTGGCGTCAACGACATCGAATCTACCAAAGTTACCACCTTTCTGTGGTCTGTAATCTCCGATACCTTGTTTCTTACCTGCGTCTGATACAATCTTTATCAATGCGTCCATTGGTTCTTTCCAAGTTGCATTCATGATTTCTGCGTCAGCTACGATTGTGAATGACAAGTTCCAATCTTTTACAACAGGTCGCACCCTGATGATACCTGAACGTTGCACGACAACTCTTCTTGCGTCTTGCTCGTACTCAGTGATTGGTTTACCCTTCCCGTCTTTCAACTCAATCAAGTCAAATGGTTCAATGATAATGTGGTTGAGTATTGTCTTTGCACTACTTCTACCTACCTTGAACACCTTTGAAGCCTCAAGGAATGAAGCTCTCACTTGTGTTGATGGGATACATAGATTGCCGTCTATGTTTCGGTAAGTTCTCATCTCTGCCTCTTCATCAGCGTCGTATGTCTTCTTACCTTTCTGCATGTCCGAACTCTCAACTGACATTGTTGCAGGATTGTTGAACATGATACCTGGGTCTTTCCCTTGTATTGTAAACTCATACATAACATCTTGAGTTACGTATGTTGCTAGTTTCGTTTCCATATTTACCTTTCCTCAACGACAACACTTGTGCCATTGATATGATTATCAAGCAAATCAGTTTGCACTTCATGGCTTGTTAGTCTTAGAAGTCGAATGACTTCTGCTTGTGTTATTTCGTCATTACTTACCATACGTGATATGGCGTGTAATCTTACTACTAATTTATTTTTCCAGTCCATTATTCCTCCTCGTCTAAGATTTTGTTTTGATACTCATACGATGGATACTCGTAGTATTTATTGTCTGTAGTATCTACGTATGCTTCATCATCAGTGTGCATGTTCCTCCATGACGAAGCCTCCATCAAAACGTCAACGTAAGAAAACTCAATGATAGTACGGTTTATGATGTCATTGACCTCCTCGAATATTTCTTTCTCTGTGCCTTTAACATCAACATACATGTCAATGTGTACTCGTTTGTTGTATATCATTCTTCCTCCAATATTCTTGCTATTGCTTCCTCTACGAGTGTTTCCATATTCTCCACGACATCTTCGTCATTCAATGTGAGATATTCTGCACTCATAAACTCTCTACCCATTGGAACATCATCTATCGATTCATAGATGTATAGAGGTATATCAACACACAAGTCTGTGTCCGATAGCTCTAGTGTCCCGTCTATGTAAAGTCCGTATGCCCAATAGGTTCTCATGTGTGGAGGACCCATGCGTCCACCAACTGTATTGTGTGGATAAGATATTGTAAGTGTCAATTGCATGTCAGCAGACACAACGTTCTCGAGATAATCTTGATTTATTTTCATATCATACCCTTGAGCATGTGCTTCATCATTGAGAACAATCATCGTATCTTTGGATATGCTTATCCACCTCTCTTTAAAAATTTCTATTTTATTTATAATTCCTCCTCCTCTTGTGTAATAAGTTCTAATCTGTCTAAGGTATCACGCATGATTTGTAAGAGAATTTTAGTATCATTACAATTTGCTATGAAAATTTCTACATAGTCGTCCATCATTCTTCCTCCCATGAGTCATCGTTGAACTTCTGTAACATCTCACACAAGTCATCTTTTGTTTTTGGATACAACTCAAAGATGTAATCCCTGTCAACGTTCTCGTCCATGAGCCGCCAACTTTCCAACTGTGCCTCAGCTCTTTTCTTGGTTGCAAAAAACAAATAGTTTCTGCCACCGTCTTCTACATAAGACACTGCAAATATCTTTAGTCGCTCCATGCTGTCAACTCCCTTGTGTTTGCAAATGTGTACAAAGTATCATCATCAGGTCCGTTTACTTGTACTTGTTGTACTTGCTCCATGAGGCATTGACGTGAACAATAAAAGCCCTCGTCATACTCAACTGTTCTGTCCCCCCACTTGTCATCAACAGATACAAACATGAACA